GTTGGTTGGACATTTAGGGACAAATAATTATGGCAAATTACGAAGCAACGAGATACGATTTTGACGGAGCAAACTTAACAGGTATTGAAGGTGTCAATACTGGAATAGTTGTTCCTTGGGGTTCAGCTTCAATTCCAAGTGGATTTTTATTGTGTGATGGTACATCTTATGCTACAGCAAGTTATACCGCTTTATTTGCAGTCATTGCTTACACATATGGTGGATCAGGTGCAAATTTTAACGTACCAGATTTAAGAGATAGAACAATTGTAGGTGTTAGTGCAGGAAATTCAAAAGCTTTAGCACAAGCAATCGGAGCAAACACAGTAACTCCGACTGGAAATATTTCAGGTAATACTGGGGCTACAACTTTAACTACAGCTCAAATACCTTCACATACTCATACCCTTAATGGAGGAAATGCAGAAGGGGGCAGTTCTTATACTGTTGCAAACGGTAATAATACTACAGGAGCTACAGGAGGTGGTCAATCTCATGATCACACATTATCAGCAAACTTTTCAGGTTCTGCTAATTCAGTTCTTCAACCTGGATTAGTATTAAATTATATTATTAAAACTTAGAGGTAAATTATGCATTTAACAGTTACACCATCTGACAAACAAATTTATTTAGAAACATCGGATAAACAATGGCCAGAAAGACGTTGTCATAAAATTGATAATGATTCTGAATTTTGGAACAATGTAGATCCTAGAATACATGCCATTCAATATCACACCGATGGTGATAAACATATTGAATATAAAAATCCAAGAGAAAATGTATCAATTACTGATGTAACTACATTACAAAAATATATTGATAGATTTAATTTAACCGAACAAACTTACCAATCTCAACTTGCTTGGGATAATAACAATGTTCAGGGTGAAACATTAGAACAAAAAATTACAAGATTAGGTCCAAGACCATAATTATTTATAATTAATCCAAGAAGTTAAAATATATTTTTCTCCACTTAATGGAGGATTGCCTCTATGTACATATGGAAATCCAGCTGGCCATATTACAATTCTACCTTTAACTGGTTTAACTCTTTGTGATTGATATAAAAATTCAGTTTCACCACCATCTTCAACTGTATTTAAATATATTGAATAAACAAGAATTCTTTTTTCATTTTCTCTTCCTTGATTATGCTCAATATGCCAAACATGATAACCTTGAGCAGGTAGTGTTTTTTGGATTTTAACATAATCTGTAAAAATGTCTTCCGCCGTATATTTTTTAATATTAGTTTCAGTGTAATAATGTCTTAATGCCATATCAAAATTAATCATTAATGTTTTTAATTTATAAACATTAAATTCTTGGTCTGTTAAAACATCGGGTTCACAAAATAATTGTTTATCATCTTTTCTATCTTGAGTTGTTCCTTCAAAAGTAAGTCTTGAAAATACTTTATTAAATTCGTTGTATTTTTTAAATAGTTCTATGGCCTGGTCACACGCTTCATCTGGAATATACCCATCATAAATACCAATAAAGTCTTTTATACTACTTTTTCTCTCTTGCATCTGCTGCCTCCTTAATTAATTTATTTTTCTTCCAATCGGCATTTTCTATAATATTGGTTACTAAACAATATCTTGTTTTACTCTCTTCTTCAACTTTTGAAACACCATGAAGTATGTAAGGAGGAAATATGTAATATGCTCCTTTTTTTGGAATAATAGTCATTTTAAGTTCAGGAAGAATCAAAGGGGCTCCTTCAGTTAAATATAAAATTAAATGGTGATGATGGTGGATATGCATATTAACACTATCCCCTTTTTTAATTTCATTACCCCAAGAATCAAATGATATATTTTTGTTATACCAATTTTGTTTATTAAAAAAAGGATTTGAGGTTTGATGTTTTTGAACTACATAATCTATAAATCTTGTAAACTCTGGTTTATCATTAAAAAATCCCCATGGAGTTTTACCTCCGTAAACATTTGTAATTTCTTCTTTTCCTATGTTTAGTGAAATCATTGTGCATATATTCATCATGTCAACAACGTTATCATAAACACCATGTGATATTTGAATTGTCCTTGGATAAGTAACAACCATATTATGTGAGAAATTTTCCTCATTTTTTATTTCATCTAAAATTATCATTTTAAATTATTTCTCCTTTTTTATTTGTTATTTTATGATGAATATATTGAGTACATACCATACCATACCAGATAGATTATGTAAAATTAAAATTAATTATTATTCTTTTTAAAGCTTCTTTTGGATGTCTACCACTATGATATTTATCACCATCAAATACAACTAATCTTCCTTTTTTAGGACTTACTTTATTTGTTATTAAATATTTATTATTTTCTTTTTTAAAAAAGAAAGTATCGCCATCACTATCATTTACATAGTATATAGCATTAAAGTATTTAAGCTCATCTAATCTATCTAAATGTGGAGTGTTATAAAAATCTTCTTTCGAAAAAGAACATTGTGTTTGTAAGTTTATTTTCATTCTTAAAAATTTATTAACTTTAACATTTTGCTCTAATTTATTTTTTAAAAAATTAATTAAAAATGAATACTGATTAGAAACTACATTTCCATTGTTGTCTAATAAATTATGACAAAATTGAATATATTCTTTTGTATTCTCGTCTTTCATAGTTAAATACTTATAGGGAGCTACAGTGGCTTCTTCATAAGTTAAAAACCAAGGACAATCCGATAAAGATTTTTCAACCATAGAAGATTCAGTGTCACTTAAAAAATTGTCTATTATTTTAATCATTTAATAGTTTTAGTTCTTTATATTGAATACATTTTCCACATTTTCCACAAAATTTTTCTTCTCCCTCGCAAGATCTTATTAATTTTTTTAATTCAGGTTCTAAATAATCAAAAGCTTCTTTTTTAGAGTTAAAAGCATCAATACCTTTTTTATTAAAATTTTTAGAAGGAAAATTTATTTTTAAATCTTTAAAAAAATTAAAATCTAGTCCAACTCCTAATAATGCATATTTTTCAAGGGTGCCGTCGTGATACCAAAAAGCTGGATATCCTCTTGTTTTAGTAGAATGAATATTACAATAAGAAAACTCACCTAGCCAAATATTTTCAATATTATAAATTCTAGCATACAATCCTGCAAAAAATAAATTCCATTGTTCATCAAAACCAAAACCAGCTTTTTGATGTTGTAAATAATTAATATTATTTAAATTAAGTTGTGCAGAACTAAAATTAAAATCTCTGTAATTTTTTTTAAAATAATCTAAAATACTATAAGCAGCTTTTTTTTGTTCTATTAGTCTTGGTTTTAAATAATCTACATATCCTAATTCTGTATTTAAAACATGAACAATTTCTTTAGTTTCTTTTAAAAAATATTTTAATAAAACAGTGCTTTCTACCCCTCCAGAAAAAAGAAAAAGAATCATAAAATTAATATAAAACTATGTTTAAAATTATTCTCCAATATTCAGTTTCAATATCAGGACCTTTTCCATCATGAAGTGCATTTGCATTTAACACTATAAATTGACCTGGTTTATGTTCTATTTCATCTATGATTTTATTTTCATTATTTAAAATAAAAAAATTACCACCAGATTTTTTATTCCAAACTGGAGTTAATAATCCAACTATACTAATAGCATTTTCTTGATCTAAATCTACATGTGGTTTTGTTGTTACATTTTTTTGTTTTGCCACACAATCAACTCTAAAAATTTTATTGGGAAGTATTTTTTCTTGTTTTAAACATTCGTTTTTAATTTTATCTAAAATAATATTTATTTTTCCCATCAAGTATGGGTGATAGTAATTATTAGAATCTGCTATTTTAAGTCCACAAAATCCAGCTGAAGTTATAGTATCTTGTTCTTGTATACTTCCTCTACTAAGATACCATCCTGGTGTTGATATGATTTCACTATATAGTGTAAACAATTCTTGTTTATTTAAAATATCTGATATAATCAATTTCATAAATTCTGCGTTGTACAATAGCAAAAAGGCGTATATAAGTAAAGTTATGCCATTACAGAAGATACAATTTAAGCCTGGATTCAATAAACAACAAACTGCAACCGGAGCCGAAGGGCAATGGATTGATGGTGATAATGTTAGATTTAGGTATGGAGAACCACAGAAAATAAGTGGTTGGCAAGAATTAGTTAATAAAACCCTCGCAGGTCCCGCGCGCGAACAGCTTACTTGGACTGCTTTAGATGGTAAAAAATATGCAGCTATTGGTACTTCAAAATTATTAGTTATTTATTATTCCGGTCAGTTCTTTGATATTACACCCCTTGGCACGGCTTTAACTTCTTGTACCTATACATCTGTAACCAGTTCAACAACGGTTACTATCAATAAAGCAGGTCATGGTTTAGAGGTTGGTGATTATATTAGATTTACAGCTGCCACAACTCCAGGACCTACTACAACAAGTTATATAACAGCGGATTTTACAACAAATACTTTTGAAGTTAAAACGATTCCAACATCAGGAACTTTTACAGTCACTATGGCAACTGCTGAGACAGGAACGGGCGTTACAGCAGGAGGCACTATTACTACAACTCCTTATATTATTATCGGACCAACCTTTCAAACTCCTGCCTATGGTTATGGTACAGGATATTGGGGTGGAACTATTCCAACTTCAGTTACAACACAATTAGATGGATCACTTAACAACTCAGCTACAACTATTACTGTAGATGCAACTGCTTCATTTCCAACAACGGGTCGAATAGATATTGATACAGAATTAATTACTTATGCCGGTAAAACTGCAACTACTTTTACAGGTTGTGTTAGAGGTGTAAACGGATCTACAGCCGCATCGCATTCAGATAATGCAGTGGTAACAAATGCAACATCTTGGGTTGATTGGGGTGAAGAATCAAATACTGTAGGTGTAACACTTGCACCAGCAAGTTGGTCGCTTGATAATTTTGGACAAATTCTAGTTGCAACAATTAAGAATGGTCAAACATTTAGTTGGGATCCATCTGCTGCAGGAGCTCTCTCAACAAGAGCAACTATTGTATCTGGTGCACCAACGGCTTCTGTTATGAGCATTGTATCTGATAGAGATAGACATTTATTCTTAATGGGAACTGAGACAACCATTGGATCACCTTCTACACAAGATCCAATGTTTATAAGATTTTCAAATCAAGAAGACATTAACACTTATGCACCAACAGTAACTAACACTGCAGGAACTTTTAGACTAGATACGGGTAATGAAATTATAGGGGCTATACAAGGTAAAGATTATATTTTTGTACTTACTGATGTAGCAGCTTATGTTATTCAATTTGTTGGTCCTCCATTTACATTCTC